TAGAATATGACTCTCTGCCGACTATGGTGAAGATGTTATTGGAAAATCCAAGACAAAGTAAAGAAGAAGCACACTAAATGGCTAGACGGAAACGCAATAAAGAAATATACTTGATGCCAGAACCAAATTGGTTAAGTATCAACAACCTCAAAACCGAAGAAGAGAAATTAAAACTCTGCAGAAATTTTGAGTATTTCGTTCATTATGAGATTCCTGATAAAAAAGCCGGAGCCACAATTTTTACTTGGCTAGAAAAAGACAGTGGGCTAGATAAAAATTTAATTAAAAAGTTAAAAAAAGTACCTGATGTTTGGTTTTCTTCGTTTGCTAAACATACATTTATATGGGTTAAAACTCAAGGATACATGCATCCTGATGTTAGGGCACACTTGTTAAGTAAGATTCCTGCATTGGAACACAAAGCAGAAACAATTATAGAAGAAAAAGAAATTAAACAGGCTGATGCTAAACCTAAAATTAGTATACAACAACGTATGCGTGAACAAGTATCAACATTGTGTGGAACTTGGGACGGCATACTTGATGAAACTTTAGAACGTGCTGGTGATTTTAAATCATTTGACCCTTACACCGAAATGAGAGTTTACGCAGGTGGTGTTATAAAACCTAACCATGCAAAAATTATTAAAGACATGTATGAGAATGAATATGCAGAGGCACAAGAAGTTATTGAATGGAAAGATCCAGACATTAAAGAAGCATATGGTCATTTTTCTCCAAAGCAACGTAAACTAATATTAGAATTTTATGAGAAAATCAATAAAGCATGTGATACATTTATTGAGACAGGCAAAGCAACTCGTAAACCTCGTAAACCAAAAGCAGTAAGTAGAGAAAAACAAGTTGCAAAACTAAAATACCAGCAAAATTGTCCTGAACTAGGCATTGCAAGTATCAACCCAACAGAAATTATTGATGCTACAGAAGTTTGGGTATACAACACTAAAACTAGAAAACTTGGTTTGTATAAAGTTGAAAGCCTACAATCAGGTATGTCAGTAAAAGGTACTACTATACAACACTTCGAAGTATCAGGAAGTGTACAAAAAACATTGCGTAAGCCAGTAGAACAACTCAAACTGTTCAAGGGTACAGCAAAAACAAAATATCAAAAAGCATTTAATGACATCAATGCAGTTGAAATCAAATTAAACGGACGATTAAACGACACTACTATCATACTTAAAGCCTTTTAAAGGCAAAAAGTGATAAATAGTAGTATGGCAACAAGAATAGATCAAGTAGGTTACAATAGCAGAAACGAAATAATTGACGAAATTTCGTTACGTCTTGCAGACGGAATGGTTGATGTTGAACTAGACAGAGACCATTATGACATCGCTATAAACAAATCTATACAAAAATATCGTCAGTTAAGTTCAGGTGCAGTTGAAGAAGCAGTTATTTTTATTCAAACACAACCTGCTGTTACAAAATATACTTTACCAGATGAAGTTATAGATGTAAAACGTTTATACAGAAGAGGTATTGGTACAAATAGTGGCGGCGGTACTAACTTTGATCCATTTGATGTTGCGTTCAACAATATGTATATGCTACAAGCAGGACAAGTAGGTGGTTTAGCAGTATTTGATGCATTTGCACAATACAAAGAAACTATAGGTCGTGTATTTGGTAGTGAATATAACTTTACATTCAATAGAAATTCAAAAGAACTAACAATACTTCGTAATGTCAATCATGGCGAAGATATTGCTGTAGGAGTTTTTAACTTTATACCTGAAAGTGTACTTATAAAAGATGTATATGCCGCTGAATGGCTCAGTGCTTATGCATTAGCACAATCTAAACTTATGCTAGGTGAAGCAAGAAGTAAGTTTGGTAGTGGCTTACCAGGTCCAGGTGGAGCAGTTACTCTTAACGGCGATGCCCTTAAGGCAGAAGCACTAAACGAAATCGAACAACTAGTTACTGGCATTCATAATATGGAAGAAGGTAACTCACCGTTAGGCTTTGTAATGGGCTAATGAATTTTTATAGGCTACCTGAAAAAATACCTCTACAAGATCCAATAGATCTTTCTAAAGAACTGTTTATGAAAAGTTTTGAAAGGTTTGACGGTGACGTTGCTAGATTTAATGGTGACCCAACAAACAACTTTACAATGTATGCTCACAATGGTGGGTTTATACATGTTTGGAAATCTGGAGTTACTAGAAAATTAGTAAAAGAATTTACCAAAGCACTCAACTTACCCGTATACCAATTTGGCATAGTATATACTCCTGCTAATGGTACTTACACATGGCACAGTGAACATAGTGAACATGTAGATACTGCACCAGAAGAATTCCAAGATATTGTTTTAGTACGTGGACAACTTAGACGTAATGTTGCAATAAATTTTAAATTACTAGATCATGATTTATCTGAAAGTAAAATCATGTGGGCAAAGACAGATCCAAGAGTAACAGATATTTTAAAAAGACATTACCCTAAAGTAAGTGGTATAGGTAATACCCATGATTTAATTGCTAATACTTACGATACTAAAGAAGGTATCAAGATAAGATTAAGCCACAGTTACATCGATGATGAATCTTTAATAGAAGTTGAAGATGAGTTGTATGATATGGAAGTACCTACATTAGTAAATACTGCTAAGTTTCATAAAATAGATAATACAAAATGTCCACATGATAGAATAATGGCTTCTGTGTGTTTGCACCCAGAACATAGATTTGCATATATTCAAAAATTATTACAGTACAACACACAATAGAAATAAGTAAGTTGACATGTACAAATAAATACTGTACAATACATAAAAATAAATAGATATACACATGATTATAGGTTTAACAGGATTCATAGGCTCAGGCAAAGACACAGTTGCAAACATGCTCTGTGAATTAGGAGCCACACAAGAAAGTTTTGCATCTCCAGTAAAAGATGTATGTGCAAGTGTATTTGGATGGGACAGAGAACATCTAGAAGGCGATACAGTAGAGAGCAGAGACTTTAGAGAAACGCCTGATATGTTTTGGACCCGTAAACTTGGTATAGATAATTTTACACCTCGCCTAGCACTACAACTTATAGGCACAGATATCATGCGTAATCATTTCAATTCAGATATTTGGATAAGCAGTTTAGAATATAGACTAAGAAAAAGTACTAATGACATTATAGTTGTTAGCGATGCTAGATTTCAAAATGAATTAAATTTAATTAAAAGCATGGGCGGTAAAGTCTTAACAGTAGTTAGAGATGAATTACCAGAATGGCACAACATTGCAGTAAAGGCTAACAAAGGTGATGTACCAGCAAGGCACACAATGAACACTCGTTTTAAGTCGGTACATGCTAGTGAATGGAGTTGGGTAGGTTTTGATTTTGATCAAGTATTAGACAACACCGGTTCATTAGAAGATTTAAAAAAACAAGTACAATCCTTCCACAATTCTTTAGTGGATAAAGAACTCCAAGTAATTTAAAATTTCCGTATTTATCAAAAAAGATAAAAAGTAGAAGTCTACTTTTCTAATAATACCTTTTATAGCATTTTTTGATAAATAGATGTACAGAATTATTAGAAATAGTTCATATCAAGGAGAAAGACTATGGTAAATTTAGTATCACCTGGCGTAAGCATTAGTGTAAGCGATGAATCGTTTTATGCGTCAGCCGGTACCGGTACAGTTCCTTTAATCGTTATTGCAACGGCTGAAGACAAGACTGCACCAGACGGTACAGGTACTGCATCAAATACAGTTAAAGCAGAATCAGGTAAATTAAAACTTATAACTAGTCAACGTGAATTACTCCAAACATTTGGTAACCCATTATTTTATAGCAGTGGCAGTAACCAATTAAATGGATATGATCTCAACGAATACGGCTTACTAGCGGCCCACAGTTTCTTAGGTTTGGCAAACAGAGCATACGTTCTTAGAGCAGACGTTGACTTAGGTCAATTATCAGCATCTAGCACAGCACCTACTGGAACAATAGCAGACGGATCTTACTGGTTTGATACAGCAAGTTCTTTGTTTGGTCTCAGAGAATGGGATGGTAGCAAATGGGTTAAGAAAGACGTAAGTGTTGTAGATTCAAACAACGTTGACAGTGGTACAGGCGGACCTAAGAGAGCATTTGGCTTAAACGGCGATTATGCTGTTGTGGCTAATACGGCTACAGGCACAGCCTCAGATGTAAAGTACTACGAAAAATTTAGTGACAACTGGTATCAAGTTGGTTCAACAAGTTGGGCATCTACTACAAGTAGTGATTTCCAATTCGGTAACCACCTTGCTGTACCAAGTGTACAATCAGACGGCGTTAGCTCATTAAGTAGCGGCGACGTTTTTATTCAAACAAGCACACCTAATCAGGGTGTAAGTTTAAGTGTTAAACTTTATAGTTCTAGCACAAAAGCATTTAGTTCAGTAAGTGCTCCATTATATGCAAACACAGATGCGGCTTATAACACAATAGGCTTAGCAAATGTTTCAGTTGGAAACTTAATTGCTGAATTCGAAAATGCAGACAACGATGGCGAAGTTGTATTAAAAAGACACAATGGTAACAGCACAGTTGTTGCTACTGGTTCTTCATTATCATCTACAATAGATGCTTCTGGTAATGCAAACGTACAAGTTGTTTATAACGGTACTACAGTAAACGTAGCCATTAGTGCTACAATTAGTGGTAACGCCAGTGCCGCAACTGCAGAAGATATTGTTTTTGATATCAACAGTGGTTTAGCAGGCGCAAGTATAACAGAACTAAGTGCATCTTTAGGTACTGACGATAATGTTGTTTTAACATCTTCAGTTGGTAGAGATATCGAAATTAAAAGTCTACATGCAGACTTCGGACCAAGTACAGTAGGATTTGGTGATGGAGCCGCAAGTGCAGACAAAGTATATTCAAACTTCGAAGCATTAAGTTATGAAGCAAGTAAAACTCAAATCACAGGCGTATTAGCAGAAGGTACATACTGGTATGATAGTTCAGTTGTTAAAACTAACGTTGACATACTAGAAAATGATGCCACAAATGGTTGGCAGACTTTTAGTAAAGACCTCCAAGTTGCTAGTTCGGCTCCAAGCACACAATCAGATTCAACTGCATTAGTGGCTGGTGATTTATGGTTAGATTCAGACGATACTGAAAACTATCCTGCACTTTATAAGTGGAGTGGTAGTGCTTGGGCAACTGTTGATAGCAAAGACCAAGTAACAGCAGACGGTGTAATTTTTGCAGACTTTAGACAGTCAAGTTCATCTAGTTTAGATGCTGACGCACCTGCAAATACAAGTTACCCTCAAGGTATTATTGGATTTAACAAACGTGCTAGTGCTGGTAACGTTAAAGAGTGGAAAATCAATTACACTCCAAGCGGAACTAACATTGGTAATGTCTGGGTAGACGCAAGTATGAACAAGAACGATGGTAGCATGTATGGTTTAAGAAAAGCCACACACAATTTAGTTAAAACTAAAATGCAAGGCGCCATTACTGCAAATGATGACATTAGAGCTGAAACAAACTCATTTAACATCATTGCCGCTCCTGGTTTCCCAGAAATGTTAGACGAGATGATAGCCTTGTCCGCAGATAGAAGAAATACCGCTTTCGTAGTTGGCGATACTCCATTTAGACTTAAAGCAGATGCAACAAGTTTAACTAATTGGGCTACCAATGCCGGCAATGCTAGTGAAAACGGTGAAGATGGACTTGTATCAAGTTCACCTTATGCGGCAGTTTATTATCCAAGTGGACAGTCAACTAACTTAGACGGAACTAACGTAGTTGTTCCTTCTTCACACATTGCATTAAGAACACTTGCATTTAATGACCAAGTGGCATTCCCATGGTTCGCACCAGCAGGATTCCAAAGAGGTTTAGTAAGTAATGCAACTAGTGTAGGTTACGTTGATCCAACTTCAGGTGAATTTACACCAGTAACATTAAACGAAGGTCAAAGAGATACATTGTATCAAAATAAAGTCAATCCGATCGCTCAATTCCCAGGAAGAGGGTTATCAGTATTTGGACAGAAAACTTTGAACCCAAGTGCTTCTGCATTAGACAGAATCAATGTTGCTAGATTGGTTACATACCTAAGAGAAAGACTTGACGATATGGTTAAGCCATTCATCTTTGAACCAAACGATGAAGTTACTAGAGCAAATGCTAAGTCCACAGTTGATGGATTCTTAGAGCAGTTGATTATTCAAAGAGGTTTATTTGACTACATTACAGTATGTGATGGTACAAATAACACTCCTGCTAGAATCGATAGAAACGAATTATACATTGACATCGCTATACAGCCTGTCAAAGCAGTAGAGTTCATTTATATTCCGATTAGAATTCAAAACACTTTGGGTCAAACAGCAGAGTAATATAACTCACAACTATAAAAAGGCGTCTTTTAGGCGCCTTTTTTTTGTCTGATTAAAGTATCTTTTAATTATTTGCCAGACTTTTTGATAAATAAGTATAACGATAAGTCATGAATAACATGTGACTTACGGGTAATTAGGAGAAATTACATGGCAAGCGAAAACACTATTAAAACTAAGAGTAAATTTGGTGTTCCAGTTACAGGTACTGAATCCGGCATTTTAATGCCTAAACTGAAATTCAGATTTAGGGTATCATTATTAGACGGCTTCGGTGGTTCAACTGAAACTAAAAAGTTCACTCAGAACGTTATGAATGTTACTCGTCCTAAAATCAATTATGAAGAAGTTGTAATTGATAGTTATAACTCTAAAGTATATGTTCAAGGTAAACATGCTTGGGATCCAATCACAGTAGTAGTCAGGGATGATATTACTAATAGTGTCTCAAGAATTGTTGGTGCTCAAAACCAGAAACAGTTAAACCATTTCGAACAAACATCACCAGTTGCTGGAACAGACTATAAATTCAATATGCAAATTGAAATCTTAGATGGTCAAAGTTCAGCCGCTACAGAAGTTTGGGAACTAGAAGGTTGTTTCTTAACTAACGTAGACTATAGTGATACTGACTATGCTACTAACGAACCAGTTACTGTTTCAATGACAGTTAGATACGATAATGCTATCCACCTTAAAGGTACAAGTAGTATTATTGGCTCACTTGAAGACGGTAACCCATTTGGTGATGCCACTGGACAAAATCCAGGCTCAAGTGATTCAGTTGGTGCTTAATTAGTTTTTATGACAGAGTAAACATTAAAGGGAAGAATAAATAATGCCGACATTTTTAGACAGACTTATAAATTCAGGTATGTATAACGGTGCGGCAAACAGTACTTTAAGTCAAGCAGAAAAAGATGGATTAGTTCCAGATCAATACTACTTGGCTAATTATAAAAATGCTGATAGATTCAAACCTAGGAATACTCCCGTACGTCAAAAATTCAATGGATATGTCAACTTTACCTTTAACAGTGAAGTTGACATCGCCAAAGACTTTAACTCAAACTCAGAATTTAGAAATACTCTAAGCAGTTTAGTTAAAGCCGCGGATTTCCCATCTGCAGAATTTAGCACAGACGTAAAGAATCAGTATAACAGGAAAAGAATCACAGTAAACGGAGTACAGTTTAAGCCGATCAGTATTACAGCCTATGACACAGTGGATTCACTGTGGGTAATAATGTTGATGAAAATGTATGCACATTTATTTCAAGACCCTTTAAACAAATACAAAGGCAATGAACCAGAAAGAATACCATATGATGTAATACCAGAAAGTGTTAAATCTGGCTCAGCAGATGAAAGTGCCGCTGGAGGGTTTAATCGACCTTTCGATAGTAATAGAGCTGGATTAAATCTATTACCAGGTAACGAACGTAACTTTATAACTTCAATGGACATAGTCCAAGTTCATGGACAGAAGGCAACAAAGTTCACACTATTTAATCCAATGATTACAGGTTTTGAAATTGAAAGTGTAGATCATGCAGATTCGGCCGTAAGCCAAATCACTATTGCAGTAGACTATGAAAACTTCACAATGAACCCAAATGTAAATGCATATATTTCAGAAGATGAAATGAGTCGATATAGTGACTTTAGTAAGGGCGAGTGGAATCTAAAACAAAACGGTAATCCAGAACAAGCAAATACACCAGGTGGGTATCAAGGTCACAAAGAAACATTAAGTACTACAGAACGTAATCTTTCTTTCTTAAATGGCGATGGCTCAACAGACGTTGGTAGAAAAGAACAAGTTCAATTTTTAGATTCTTTTAGTAATAACGAATAATGAAAAGTTTATACGAAACATTCGGTAATGAAGTTGATTACGAAATTAGAAAATCCAAAATTGTAAAGTTTTTAGAAGACAGTACAATAAACTTTCCACTACCTGAAGCAAGTGTAGAAATACTTACACAGATGTTATCAGAAGATACTAGTGGTATAAACTCCGATACATATAATATTGTTTACAATAGACTCACAGATATCGGATTCAATGATAAAACAGGAAAAACACTTGCAGTAGCACTTATAAAAATTGCTAAACAGCAAGGTGTACATCCTATAACATACTTCGAACTTAATGAAGACAGCATTAAGTTAGCAGAAAATACCTATAAAGCAATAAATAAATTAAGACCAAAGGGCAATTTAGTTGGTGTAACTGTTAGTAAAACTAACAAGCAAAGCAAGATTGCAAATGTAATAAGACCCTAAGGAGTAATTATGCCTAACAGGTATCATCAAGGCACATATACACCGCAGAATCCACAAAAGTTTATTGGTGGTAAAGCACCTATGGCTCGTAGTAGTTGGGAACTAGCATTTATGAGATTTTGTGATCAACATCCTAACATACTAAAATGGGCAAGTGAAAACGTAAAGATACCTTACAGACATCCTTTTACAGGAAAAATCACAAACTATGTACCCGACTTTATGGTGCAATATCAAGATAAAGGTGGAAAAACTTTTGTTGAACTTGTAGAAATAAAACCTAAAAGTCAAAGCCTTATGGAAAGTGCTAGAGGCAAACATGATAAAGCCGCACTAGCCGTAAATGCTTCTAAGTGGGAAGCCGCTACAGAATGGTGCAAAGCAAAAGGTATTAAGTTTAAAGTAATTACAGAAGATCAAATATTCCGTAAGCCAGCCAGAACTACTAAACAACGTAAAAAAACTAGATAACGGACAAGCAATTAGCATGTTAGGAATAATTTCAGGCTACAGGACGGGGTCTACTACACTTATTCAAGAGTTAAGTACAACATTAAATATAACTTACAATCGAGAGTTTACTGGAGAGTTAGACTTTGTTCATAATGAGTTCAGTTACCCAGAGCCTATAAATCAAATATACAAAATAATGCCAACTGACAATAATCTCCTAGGAGAGACAAGAGATTTATTTTATAAACATTGGCTAGACAATACTTTTAAATTATTTTACACAGTAAGAAATGATATTACTGCCCAAATAAAAAGTTGGGCATTGGCTAGTAAAACACATCGCTTTCACCCGTTTGAATTATCTGAGGTTTATGGTAGACATCTTGATACTGATTCAATTCATGTTAGTAGGTATAACAATGCAAACAATACTGAATTTGAAACTATCAAAGAATGCCAATCTCATATAAACGACACATTTGATGAATCATTTTTACTTACAAAAAAAGATAATATTATAAGCACTATGCAGAATCAATACGAAATATATCAAAAGTATAAAGGCACAGTTTATTGGTTAGAAACTAGAGCAAAAACTAATAATAAAAGATATCCAAAAGTTTTTTCGTTACCACCTTGCTATGACTCTTGGCATTGTGGTTCTGTTGGCGAACAATATTTTAAAGATTAAAAAATTATACAGATAAATACAAGTATGACTAAGAAATTAGAAGAAGAATTCAATTTACCGCCTATTGACGAAACAAATGATAGCAACCAATCAGATCAAAACGCAAAAGAGTTACAAGAGTTTGATGTTGAGATAAAAGATGTTGAACAAGCATTAAGTGTTGCAGAAAAAATTGACCATGCATTAAAAAATGTGCAAGGTCTAGACGAGCACGATACTAACATGGACGATATTGCTCAACAGGCAGTAGACAGTTACCAACAACTTATGAATTTAGGCATGAATGTTAGCGATAGAGATGCCGGAAGTATTTTTGATAGTGCGGCCAAGATGTTAAAAACAGCCTTAGAAGCCAAAGACAGTAAAGTAAATTCTAAATTAAAGCAAATTGACATGATGATTAAAAAAGCAAGGCTTGATGCTACTGCTGGAAGTTATGAATCAGGTAATTCTGCAGAAACTAAAGTTGTTGACCGTAACGAACTCTTAAAAATTATAAATTCAAAACCGGAGTAACATGCACACACCCGTTGATTTTTTAATCTTTAATGGTAGAAGTCATGTGACCGAAACCACTAAAAATAAGGAAACCGAAAAGGCTGGATCAGTTCAAGTATCTCAACGAACAATGGGAGCCTATAAAGTTGCATATCATTGTAGATTGCAAGGCTTTAAAGTGCAAGTAGTAGAATTTATTGAACAACTAACGTATCAAGAATATATAGACATTATAGATAAATTTGTTGGACCTAACACATTGGCTGTGGGTACTAGTGCAACATTTTTGCATCTACCCCTATCAAAAAACAAAACAGTAAACATAATGGGCGAGTATTCTTTTCTTTCTGCAAAATGGATTCCCACAGAAACACAGGAAGAAGAAGATAAGATTACACAATACATAAAAAATATAAACCCTGATTGTAAAATTATTGTTGGTGGTGCTATGGTAAACAAAAAGAGTTTAGAACATAGTAATATAGATATTATTTCAAGTGGTTACGGTGAAGTAAATGTGCCTGATATTTTAATGTCTTTACAAAAGAAAGAAGAAATTAAAAAACACTTTGAAGATATATGGAGTATGCATGAGATACAAACATCTTCAATGACATGGACTCACGAAGATTTACTAGAACCTGGGGAAATTATACCGTTTGAAATAGCAAGAGGTTGTATATTTAAATGTAATTTTTGTAATTTTAGAATGATTGGTAAAGAAAAAGGTACTTATGTTAGAGCAAGTGAACTTATCAGAGATGAGTTTGTGAGAAACTACGAAAAATTTGGAATCAGTAGATACTGGATAACAGACGATACATTTAATGATGACAATGACCGTCTAGAGGAGTTGCGAGATATAGTTCAGTCGTTACCGTTTAAAATAGAATTGATAGCATTTATACGTTTTGATCTAGTTGTAATAAAAGATCAAGCACAATTATTAAAAGATTGTGGATTTAAAATGGGTCATGCTGGATTTGAAACAACAAATCCTGAATCTGCAAAAGATATAGGTAAAGGAATGCCTCCATTGAAACAAATGGATTATCTACGTGAACTTAAAAAAGATGTATGGAAAGATATTTACATACATTCAGGTTTTATGATGGGTTTACCGAGTGATACAAAAAAATCTATAAGGGATATGTTAAACTTTTTGAGAAGTAATGATAATCCTTTAGACAGTTATTTTGTATTTCCATTGAATATATCATTACCTGATCCTCATGCCAGTGCTCCACCAAGCAATTTTGCAAAAAATCCTGAAGAGTATGGATATGAATGGATACCTTTTGAAAATAAGCAAACGGAAGAATATATGAAAGATGGAAATTTTGCAAATTATAAAAATAAACACGGTATTACATATGAAGACATGTGGAATTATAGATCTAAGTTTTTAGTAAATAACCTTGGACACCCAAATGAATACAAACGTAAACTAATGTCACAGTTTCAATGCTTTGGATTGATTGGCTCAGATCTAACACCTGAAGAATTACTACAGCAAGTTAAAGATGATGAGTTCACATCTGCAGATTGTGAACGGCTAGATAAACAAAACAAAGAAAAGTACTTCAATAGGCTTATGTCTATCAAAGAGCATACTACATTTGAAACATTAGAATTAGTAGATGCTGATAACCTTAAAAGAATATCTATTGCCAGGGAACAAGTTTAAATCTTTCTTTAGGTAATCCTAAAAAGTTAGTAGTCCACTCGCTTTGTCCTACAAAATCTAGATGATGCCACTCATGTTTTCTTTCTAATTTTTGTTTTCCTAAAAAATCCCAATCTCGGTCGAGCAATATTTCTTCTATGTAACCTTTCATGGTTACTACTTCATCAAAGTCATGTGAATCCCATTCAAAATGAAACAATTCAAATACATTATGGCTATTGTCTGCATAGTCTATGCTGATATCTATACCCCATTTAGGCTTTAACATAGATAACTTGTATATCCAAGGTGCTCCATCGGCCCAATGATTAAGTTGTTCTAATGCATATCCATGATAACCTTTACGTTCATATAAGTCTGCATGGTTTACATGAGCATTTGTATAGATATCAATTGGCTCTAACCAATCTTTTCTAATACATCTTCTGTATTTGTTAAATGCAACCTCTGTCATATTTGCTTTTGCATACTCTTGTTCTAATGGACATAAATCATAACCACTTTGATCGAAGCGATCTAGCATAGAATATGGCGGACATGCCATTTCTTCTATTGCACAACCCCATGTTCGTCTAGGGTCTAATTCGTTTTTGCTGATAATAAAGTTCATATATTGTATTTATTTGATAAATAAGTGTAACAGGAGTTTTATTGTTATGAGAGAACTAAAAGATATTATAAATGAATCCTTTAGCAAGGAATACGGCTATAGAGTTAAAATAGCCGCTGACTGTACTGCTGACCATATGTCAAAACTAGAAAGTGCATTACAGAAATATAACCTAGTAAGTGCTACACCATGGAAAAGATTACCTATTCAGGAAAATCCATTAGAGTTTCAAAGACACAAAGGCGCAAACTTTACAAGTGAAGTATGCAGTACTGATGTTATTGTTAAGTACCCAGTCAACTCAAGAATACTTGAAGTGTTTATTGCGGTAAACTTAGGGTTAGATCATGAAAGAGTTCTCTGTATGGGTGTCAAAGAGCCAAAACGTATCGAAAGTGAAATGGCTGAAGAAAGACATGCTAATGATAAAGACAGAACTGTAACAGAAGAAGATTCCGAACTTGCAAAAGAAGAAATGGCTCATTATGAAAATGAAAATTCTGATTTAGACTTTAACGAAACATTGTTTGGTGAAGAACATAACCAAAAATTCCTAGCAGAGTTAGAAAAAATCAAAGCAGAAAAGGGTGCAGACTATTTTAGAAACTACCCAACTAAAGATGAGATCATGGGCGACAACTTAAAGCCAATGTATGATACAATTACTGGTACAGCACACGGCGGTTTGGCTCCAGAAGCCAAAGAAGTTGACGTTATTAGTCAAAGTGCAAGAAGAAACTAATGAACGATTTAGATTACAATAAAAAACTTATTTCTTTAATGGAAGGTGCATTTGTAATGCCCGGCCAAGCAGAAGAAAATGAGAATGTTACATATTCTAAGACTAAAACACAGGGCGATGCAACTGTAACAGTAAGTGCTAATGCAAAAAGCATGGAAGAGTTACATGATGTACTTAAATTAGCAGGTATTACTTTACCTAATTCGGATCACAACCACGAAGAGCCAGAAGCAGAAGAGCCAGAAGCAGAAGAGCCTGAAGTAGAAGTATCAGGTGACGAAGATTGTGATTCTTGTGCTAGTGATGATCCATCATACAGCACTGACAAAGCAGTTTTAACAAGTGTTATCAAAGACAGACTGCTAAGTTACTTAAAAAATAGCCAAAACTCATAGATTGTAGCATAAATATATATTATGCCTAAAGGAACAGTCACGACTGAGCTGGTCAAACCAGCCTATTCAAAAATTCAATACACATCTGAGATGTTGCAAGACTTTCAAAAGTGTTGTGATCCTATTACTGGCCCAATGTTCTTTATGAAAAAGTATGTTAAAATACAACATCCTACAAAGGGTGGTATTTCATTTGAACCTTTTGATTATCAAGAAGACTTAATTATAAACTATAACGAACATAGGTACAGCATCAACATGCTGGGCAGACAGATGGGTAAAACCACTGTAGCCGCAGGATACTTACTTTGGTTTGCTATGTTTAAACCAGACAGTACAATACTAGTAGCGGCTCATAAATCAGCAGGTGCAATGGAGATTATGCAACGTATACGATATGCATATGAAAGTGTACCAGATCACATTAGAGCTGGTGTAAGTGAATACAATAAAATGAGTATTACATTTGATAATGGTAGCAGAATAGTAGCCGCCACAACAACAGAAAATACCGGTAGGGGTATGTCGCTTACGTTAGTATACTTAGACGAGTTTGCATTCGTACCACCTAGAATTGCTAGTGAGTTTTGGACTTCACTATCACCAACATTAAGTACAGGTGGTAAGTGTATTGTAACAAGTACACCTAACAGTGATGAAGATACCTTTGCTATGATCTGGAATCAAGCAATAAAGACTGTTGATGAATATGGTAACACCCAAGAAGTTGGTATAAACGGATTCAAAGGCTACTTAGCCACGTGGGACCAACACCCAGATAGATCTGATGTATGGGCCGAAGAAGAAAAAGGTAGAATTGGTGAAGAACGTTTTAGAAGAGAACACGAATGTGAATTTATCATTTATAACGAAACACTTATTGATCCTTTAAAGTTAGCAAATATGAAAGCAACAGAACCATTGTATAAAATGGGTCAAACACGTTGGTTTAAAAGACCTACACAAGACAGTATGTATGTAGTAAGTTTAGATCCTAGTGCAGGAACAGGCGGAGACAATGCCGCAATACAAGTAGTAGAATTACCCTCAATGGTGCAAGTAGCAGAATGGTGTCATAATAAAACACCTATTGAAGGCCAAATTAGAACCATGATGGAGATTCTTAAAGAGATACAAAACTACGGTGCTAGAGAAATTTATTGGACAATAGAGAATAACACAATAGGTGAAGCGGCTTTAGTAGTTATTAGAGATACCGGAGAAGAAAGTTTCCCAGGTACATTTTTACATGATCCAGTAAAAATTCAAGGAAAAAAAGGACGTAAAGGCTTCCATATGAGCAGTAAAACAAAAATGGAAGGTTGTATTCTATTAAAGAGATTTATAGAAAACGAAAAGATACATATTAAAAGTAAAGCCTTTGTTAGTGAACTAAAAAACTTTGTTGCACGTGGCAACAGTTTTGCTGGGCAACCAGGCGAAACAGATGATTTAGTAACATCAATGTTAGTTAGTGTAAGAATGATCAGTTATATCAGTACCTTTGAAGATGATGTATTTGAAGTAATAAATGCTAGTTTAGGTGATAGAAATCGCGATGATGATCTAGATGAGTTTAGAGATGAGTACGATGATCCGATGCCAATCGGTTTGTTATGATTTGTTATGAAACCAGAAGTACATATTTGCCTAGGACCTTTTAAAACTGGTACTACTTGGATTTGGGAAAATTTAAAACAAGATTCTAAATATTCAACATTTAATAATTTAAAAGAACCGTTTTTATGGACAACTAACTTGCCCCCAGATCGTACTAGTATCTATATTAGAAAGGAATGGTTTAATTTCGCAGAAAAAACAGAAAAGATATTACTAGATTTTTCTCCTGGATATGAAGAAATTATACAACACCCAGATAACGTTTTAAATCTTATATCTAAATTTGATATTAAATTTTTTGTTATTTTAAAAGACCCTATAGACATATTTGTGTCTAGTTGTAATTTTACTGGAAAACCAATAATTACTAGTACAACAAAACCTGAGAAAGCAAAACAAGTTTTAAACAAAACACATATTGTAAAGTATTCTGAGTGGTTACCAGTTTGGAAAAATAATTGTAATGTAACATGTATAGATTTTAACAAAATAAATAACCCTGATTATATGAATGAAAAATTTGAAACAGACTTACCATGGAATAAAAAGCTCATAGGTAAGTCATTAGTTAAGTTTAATGTTCGATCTCAGTGGTCTCAAGAACTAGAAAACTACATGTCAGAGTACTTTTATGATGATGTAGAATATGTAAGGCAATTGATAAATGAATAATAAATTACTATTATTGATAAATACAAGTAGGAGATAAATATATAATGGCTATTAGTGTAAAAACAGTTGCAGACAAAGTGTTTAATTTATTAAAAGGCTACGGTTATGCAGTTGACAAATTTGATAAGAATGGCAACATAGTTGGCGATCCAGCAGAAGCAACTAGATTTTTTGTTGAAGATCCAAACTTACTTGTTACACTTAATGTTCCCACAGAAGAGATAAAATTAAGTGTTAGTGAAAATTCAGAAGATATTGACACTTTAAGAAAACAACTAGATCATGTTGCAAGAGACTTCTTAATGAATTTAGATTTTAGAGTATTCGGTAAAACACTAAAGCCACAAAGTGAAACAGTAAATGTTGCAAAGACAAAAGAGAAAGATATGGCAGTAGTACAAGAAGCAAGTTTAGGTTCAGCATTTGGATCTACAAAAACAAGTTATCAACCATTAGATAGTGTTAAAATTGTTGTTAAACACAGCAAGCCTGTAAATGAAGAAGTACGTGGTTCACGTAGTAGAAACATTAGCAAAATTTTTATACAAGCAAATGAAGAACGAATTGCTTTTCCAAGTAAAAATTTAGCAGGTGCTAGAGCAATGGCAAGACACATATATAACGGTGGTGTTATGCACGACACAATTGGCGAAAGCATTGTAAAAATGTGCGAAGATCTTAAAACATTGCGAGGCTTTGTAGGTTATGTAAACAAACAAGGTTTAGTAAATGAAGAAAATGAAACATTTGTAGTACTAGCAAAAGAACATATCAATGATATAAAAAGTTCATTTAAGAAATTAAGTGGAGTAAAAACTTATGCAACAGCAGTTGAAAGTATAAGCGAATACAGTAATGTAGAAATATTGGAAGACGATATAGATTTAGAAAGCAAGTTTACTGAAACACATTTTGATGACAAGATTGCAAATGCAGTTGAAACATTAAAACAACTTTCCAGTAAGCAAACAGCATTTGAAAGTTATATTGTTAAAGCAATTGAATCAGAGACATTTGACGGTGTTAAAGATCAGTTAGCAGAAAGTGACGTAATAGACTTTGCAGATGCAAATGCTAAATTAGGTTACCAAGTTTCACAATTAAGTAATACAGCAAAAGATCATAAATTAGCAAGTTATTTGGACAGCATAGGTTCCAAACTTAACGCAGGTGGTGGATTAGATCCATTTGAATACCGAGCAGTTAAGGCAAGTCTTTTATCAGCAGGAAACAGTAAGCCTGTTTATGCAGAAAGTTTTAACGAACTTGACAAGTATGAAGACTTTATTGGTAGTTTTGTAGAAGACGGCCAGAATTTTACTAGCAGTATAAACACAACGACTAATTAAACTATGTAAAGTATTTGTCAGCAATACTATAAAAAGGTTGACAACATGGCACAAAGAATATAAAATAAGGCACAGTAGCAGAAATGTTACGAACATGGCAAAAACATATAAGGAGAAATTATTATGGCATCTTTGGCAGAAATAAGGGCTAAATTGGCAAGCATGGAGAACAACAAAAGTTCTAGCCAATCATCAACAGGCGGCGACAACGCCATTTATCCACACTGGAATATCGACGAAGGCACTTCAGCAACATTGAGGTTCTTGCCTGACGCAGATACTAACAACACTTTTTTCTGGGTAGAAAGACAAATGATTCGTTTGACTTTCCCAGGCGTAAAAGGTGGGGATATGAAACCTGTAACAGTACAAGTACCATGTGCAGAAATGTATGGCGATACTTGTCCAGTACTAACTGAGGTTAGACCTTGGTTTAAAGATCCTTCTTTAGAAGATATGGGTCGTAAGTATTGGAAAAAAAGAAGTTACATTTTTAATGGATTTGTAACTGAAAACCCACTTAACGAAACATCACCTGAGAATCCAATCAGACGTTTTGTTATTTCACCTCAAATCTTTAACATTATTAAATCAGCATTGATGGACCCAGATATGGAAAATCTACCAACTGACTACATGAATGGTACAGATTTTAGAGTAACTAAAACAACCAAAGGTCAATACGCAGACTACAGTACATCTAAATGGGCTCGTAAAGAGAGAGCATTAAATGAAACTGAACTTGCGGCGGTTGATCAAAACGGTCTGTACACATTGTCTGAGTTCTTACCTAAGAGACCAGGTCAAGAGGAATTACAAGCGATTGCTGAAATGTTCCAAGCAAGTGTAGACGGTGAGTTGTATGATGTTGAAAAATGGGGTAACTTCTATAAGCCTTATGGTGTTGAAGTTCCTGCATCAGCAGTTAAAATACAAACACCTGCACCTTCAGTACAGGCAGAATCAAATGCCCCTCTGGCAGAAGCAGTTGTACCATCTTCAACTGCACCGGCAACTGAGGCTCCAGCAACAGCACCTGCACCAGCAGAGCCTGTAGCAACAGCACCAGCACCTGCACCAGCGGCAGAAAGCGGAGAGAAACCAAGTGCGGATGATATCCTCAATATGATCAGAAATAGAACATAAGGAGAATATTATGCAGAAACCATTTGATTTAACAAAGTTCAGAACGGGTATAACAAAAGGAATATCTGGCATTAGCGCCGGATTCCATGATCCACAGGATTGGATATCAACTGGTAACTACACACTAAATTACTTAATCAGTGGGGACTTCCATAAAGGAGTCCCTCTTGGTAAAGTGAGTGTATTTGCTGGAGAATCCGGTTCAGGTAAAAGTTTTATTTGTTCTGGTAACCTTGTGAAAAACGCACAAGACCACGGCTGTCAGGTTGTATTGTTTGACAGTGAAAACGCACTAGACGAAGATTGGCTACAAGCATTAGATGTAGACACTACACCTGAGAAACTTCTCAAAATTAGTGTTAGCATGATTGATGATGTTGCTAAAACAATCAGTGAGTTTGTGAAAGACTATAAAACTAACTATGGTGATTTACCATACGATGAACAACCTAAAATGCTGTTTGTTATAGACAGTTTAGGTATGTTACTTACACCAACTGATGTTGCACAATTTGAAAAAGGCGACATGAAAGGTGATATGGGTAGAAAGCCAAAGGCACTAACAGCCTTAGTTAGAAATACAGTAAACCAATTAGCACCACATCCAATTGGGCTAGTTGCAACTAACCACACATACGCATCACAAGATATGTTTGACCCTGATGATAAAATCAGTGGAGGACAAGGCTTTGTGTATGCAAGTAGTATTGTTGTTGCAATGAAGAAACTTAAACTCAAAGAAGATGAGGATGGTAATAAAACTAGTACTGTACAAGGTATTAGAGCGGCATGTAAAGTAATGAAAACTCGTTACAGCAAACCGTTTGAAAGTGTACAGGTTAAAATACCATATGAAACAGGAATGAATCCTTACAGTGGTATTTTAGAATTGTTAGAAGCAAAAGGCATTGTTACAAAAACTGGTAATAAACTTGAATATACATCACCTGTTACAGGCGAGATTATTAAAGAGTTTAGAAAGCAGTGGACTGAAGAAAGACTACAAGTGGTAATGGACGAATGGAATCAGATTCCAGAAATAGCAGAGGATGAAGATCTAAGCGATTTAGTAGATGATGAAACACTCGTTGATGAACCAGAGGAGTTAAAAGATGAATCCTGATATTAGTTTACTATTAGAATTATGGGACGGTATGAAAACATACATTCCTGTAAAAGATAGAATTCAGGCCGCAGAACATTTAGTTAGTTTAACTGATGAGCATTTAGACTTAGCAGAATTAGAAGACTATCTAGAAATGTTTGATGCAGTAATGAAAGCCGCAATTAAGAGTCATTATGGTTATGAAGATGACGATGATGAATCGGATGACTGGGATTAAGTATGGCAGGTTGGTATAATTCAGTAGTAAGTGACTTAGGAAAGATTGTTGAATCAATTGAGTACTTTGAAAATGAACTAGAAGAAGCCAAGTACGAATGCGGAATTAAAGGCAGTCTAGAGAAATCTAGTTCTGCCTTACCTGGCATTACAGAACATCGCTTTAACCAGTTACAAGAAATAGAAGCAATACTAGAACACTTAAATATAGAACTTCGCAGAGAACGTTCTAAAATATTTAGGAAATACCTAGAAAACTACAACAGAACACTTAGCAGTAGAGATGCTGAAAAGTTTGTTGATAGTGAGGATAGTGTTATTACTCTAACACACCTTTGCAACCAATATGCTCTTTTGAGAAACAAGTACTTGGGTATTATGAAAGGACTTGACACCAAGCAGTGGCAAATAGGACACATTACACGTCTTAGAACTGCTGGTATGGAAGACATAGTTATCCAATAAAATCAACGACTTACAAAAAAGGTTGACCATGACAGTAAATGATGCTAATATACACACTCTCAAAGATTGGTGTAGGAGCCAAGATATGGTTCATATCGAACTGCATGGACAAATTGCTAATAAGAATATGGTTCAAAAAATTAGCGAATTGTTGGTAGAAAACCTTTGCCCTAAGTTACGCAGAGTAGTAAAAGTAGATGTACATTTTGTTACTGCTTGTGAAGATCAAGTTGGCGGATTTTGTTGGGGTGATAAAAGCAACATAGAGATTGAAGTTGCAAGGACTTCAAACGGACACAGATATTCTTATGAGGATATCTTAATAAATCTTACACATGAACTTATTCATGCAAAGCAATTTATACTAGGTGAGATTAAGCCATCTTTGACCACGTGGAAAAAGAAAGATTATTCTAAAACACCTTACAGTCATCAACCTTGGGAACGTGAAGCCTATTATTGGGAAGAACGTTTGTACCAAAAATACTTCAAAAAATTACTTGACCTTTAAGTGGTTATTGTTTATAATAAACTTTTAATGGAGTAATCTTATGGCCACTCATGCAATGATAGATATAGAAACACTGGGCACAGAGCCTGATTGTGTTGTGCTATCTGTTGGTGCCTGTAAGTTTAATCCATACAATATTGAAGATCCACATACCAGGACATTATGGCGTCCTAGTGCAGACACACAAATTGACTCAGGTAGAAGTGTATTAGAAAGCACACTTGAATGGTGGGCAAAATTGCCACAGCATATTCAAGACGAAGCATTTAGTGAAGAAGGCAGAATACCACTTGATCAATTCTTTAAGGAACTAAACAAGTACCTTGTAGGTTGTGATAAAATATGGTGCCAAGGACCTCAGTTTGATATGGTAATCCTAGAGAACCTTTACAAGCAATTTGACCATCATAGTAACTGGGCATTTTGGCAAGTACAGGATTGTAGAACTATATTTAATATGATGCCTTCAGACCCTCGTAAAGCAATACAGCAAGATCTACATGATGCTAGTGCTGATGCCTACTTTCAAGCGGTATGTGTACAGCAAACTTTCCAACATTTTACTGTTTTAGAGAGGTAAAAATTGCCAGAAAAACTGGTATATTTTATAAAACGTAGTAAAAACAACGACTTACAACCGTAAGAAAAACCAAAAAAAGTGGTATAAAAGGTTGACCTTTTGCCAAAAATCCGTATAATAGTATATAAGAGTTAGGGAAAAGGGTTCCTTAATCAACAACATAAACGTCGGGGATGACATTATGACAAAAGCAATAAACTATGTAAAAATTAAGACTGGTACTTACCGTAAAAACGAAGTCGTTGATACAGTATTTCCAATCATTAAGCCACTTAATATTGGCAAAAAGGGTGCTTTTATTACCGTTGATGGTAGTGAAGCAATGGGGGATAAATTCGCAAGTATTAGGGTTCTTATTGAAGATCCTACAAAAGACTTAGAGTATGTTACTGCTGGTGTTTATGCAGATCAACCTAAGATTGATAATACTCCAAAAGAAACAGAATCAGATGAAGATGCAATTGAACGCATCAGAGAACGTTTTGATATTTTGGATCGTATGACTCATGCTGTAGCAGAAGGTACAGTACGTGGTATGATAGTAAGTGGCCCTCCAGGTGTTGGTAAGTCATTTGGTGTTGAAACTGTATTAGAAGATTATGACATGCTAACAGAAG